CTTATATGAGGAGTTCCAGGCTACTGGCTTGAGTGATATAGATTATATCAAAACTCATGCTACACAGCGTGGTGTTAAAACAACTCGGCGAAATATAAACATTTCATTGGAAAAATGCGATGTACCAGTACGGTACCCTTGCGATGAAATCCAAGAATACGCTGAGGAATTAGCTTTTCAATATTTGGGACCTTACCTCACAGTGCCTATTGTCAGCACTGATCATAAATATGAACTAAATATGCAAGCCAGTCCGGCGAAATACTGGAAAAGGAAAGGCGCACCTTCTAAAGGTGAAGCTGTAATCCATCCAGATTTCATCGATATGTGGGCTTCGACAGACCACGTTCCCATTTGTGATTATAACGGCAAGACCGAGCTCTTAGAGGTTGAGGAGATTGACGCTGGAAAGATACGGGGCACATTTAATCCCCCACTTGATTTCATTATGAAACAGAAGTTGTTGTATGATAACCAAAATGCAGCTCTTTTAGACAATAATGATAAAACATGGATAAAATATGGATTTGTTAAACAACACGGGGGTTTTGATTCTATCGGAAAGAAATTACAGACCTGCACGTTTATTAGTGAAGACGATTGTAAAGGTTATGATCGAAACATATTTCTAGAACCAACTTACAGGCTAAGAAATAGATGTTTAATCGTACCAGACAGTATGAAAATACTGTTATCATACGTATTGTATTGGATATTGTTTCCTATGGTTGCATGCCCTGATGGGGTTATAAGACAACGAGGAACTGGTAATATTAGCGGAAGTAATAACACGACCGTTGATAACTCAATAGCACATGTGATAATTATGATGCGTTTCATGTGTAAACTTTGGTTAAAATTTATGGGCAAGTTACCCACTTTAGAAGAAATAACTCAATCTGTATGTTGCTATATATACAGTGACGACAACACTACGGGCTATAAATTACCTTTTGATATTTCATTGGAAGAATTTACAGCTCTAAAACGTGAAACGTATGCTGAATTTGGCCTCATATTGAAACCCGAACAATCACATATTACATTTGTTGTTAACAAAAGGATAGATGAAAATCACACCTTTTTAGGATCTTCCTTCCATTTTGATGAGACATTAAACAGTTACATCCCTTTTCCAAGGATTAACAAGATAGCTTCTTCCTTAGTCTACACCGTAGACAAAAAGAACGAGGCTGATGTTTTATGTAAAATGTTTTCTCTTTGTGTATTGTCCTCGATGGTACCAAAGCTCGGAGAAGAATGTAGAAACTTCACTAGGTTTCTATTGGGAAAGGTTAAAGACCCTCACTTGATTATCGGTTTTGATAACTTAAAGCTCATTAACAGCGCTTTGAGTCATCCAAGACAGTTTTATTTACAATTAGTCGGAAGACAATGTTCGAACCATTTTACAGGAGGACGGAAGGTACAAAATGGAACAAGTAAACGATATTCCCGTGATAGAAAAGAAGATAGACAGACTATCTGCCAAAGTCGGCAACTCCGAAGAGGGGACACTATGGTTCAAAGAATCATTAGATCCTTTCAACGACGAACCTAGACGTTTGGTAGGTTTCCCGGACCTTATAACCGGGGCGTCTGTTGTTCAACTGATCAAACAGACGGTAACAATCACTTTGGCGACCGCTTCAGATTGCCATGTCTTTTTAGATACTCTGGATAATACAGAAATCCTCTACCCTAACCAAAATTATATTGGTAGTGGAGGAGCTGTTGCTCCCGACCATTTTAAAATGACTAATACAGCTTTGACTTACCCTTCTTACAGAGGGGGGCTAATAGTTAGACACGGTGCAGTGGGTTCCCCGCTGTATAATTCAAATGCCACTAATTCTTTAGGATTACCTGAAAAATACCTTGCAGATGGCCCTGTAAGGGTCTTGGCAAAAGGTTTTGAAATACACAATGTAACACCCAAATTAACTGTGGGGGGTTCTATTGCTGTTTATAGAGATCCTGGAACTGTGCCTTATGGCAAGACAATTCCTAGTACTCTAATGAACAACAGTACCCCTACCACTAATTCAGGTACATACAGAGGTATGGTATTATCAACACCACCAAGTACTCTACAACAGGTCATGTTATTACCAGGTACTCAACAATGGAGAGCTGAGGATGGATGTTATGTCGTTGCGGTTATGAGTGCACAAACTAATAACCCAACAGATGAACATATGACTGTTCTTAGAGCTGTAGATGCGGATCCAGTACAGGCAGGAAACACAATGTTGAATGCTGTGAATGGTCCAACTATTCCTACTCCCACTGATAATAAGCATGGACATTTGGTATCTCCATTTTTCCTATGTGGGGCCTATTTAACCGGCCTCCCTGCTGGAACTATGTTGACAGTGAATGTAAACTATCTCATAGAGAGATTTGTTGACTATAATAGTGAGCTTATAACTCTAGCAAACCCTTCTCCTTATTATGATCCTGTAGCTTTAGAATTATATTCTAAAACAGCTATGAGATTACCTATGGGGGTGAAGGTTGGAGAGAATGCAGATGGAGACTGGATTAAAACTGTTGCTGACGCACTTCAAACTTTTGGAGTACCCGGTATGCCCTTTGTTAAGGGGGCTGTCGACCTATGGAATAAGGTCGGCGGTTCTACAAATGCTGATGCCAGATCAGGAACTCAAGGAGATTATCAAAACACAAACAGGAAAGCGCGGCAGCAAAAAGTGCCCCGTGCACTTCCGGTTACTGTTTATAATTATGGTAGGAACAACGATAATGGCCGTCAATTTATACAGCAGAAGGCACAAAAGGCTAAGAAGAAGAAAGCCGTTGCTAAAAAGTGATTCTTTTTGAAACCGGGAGGAGTGTTTCTCCTCACAAAGGATTGAAATTTAAACCTCCCAGGTTAAGTCCAAACTAACATTTTAGAAACAGA